GCCATCGACAGTCGCATGACGGCGGCGATCAGCATCTCGCGCTGGCCGGGTGTCGCCCGCTTCGAGACCCATCGTTCGATCTGGTTGCGGGTGATGCCGAGGGTTTCGGCCGCCTTCTTGCGGCTCGGGAACGTCATGGGGCCGACAGTCAGCGGGCGGGCGTTATTCTGATTGCCGGGTGCGCCATACTTTCGCAGGCCGCAGCCTTCGAGATGGCCCCTGTTCGTGAGCATCCGGCTGACGGCCGACTGCGTGACGCCAAGGGCCGCCGCCGCCGCACGCTGCGACGGGTAATGCTGGCCCCGGATGACGACCGGCATCGCGTTGAAATGCGGGATCTGCTCAGTCTCCATCGTGCCAATCCTCGATAGCATCCCGCAGCGCCCGCACCTTCTCCGGGCTGGTGGTGAAAACGGTGTCGAAGGCGGGGTCTAGCTGCATCACGCGGTTGGCCGCCTTCTCCCACAGCTTCTCCCAATGCTTGCTGCTCGCGATCCAGTAGTTGACCTGACGTTGCAGGTCTTGGATCTGGCGGCGAAGGTCGTCGATGTTGTCTTCGGTCATGGCTTCCTGCACTCCCCAGCGATGGCAGCATAGGCCGCTGCGTCGACATAATTGTCCTCATGGTAGCCGTGCGCGCTGGATCTCGCCATCTTCAGAAGCACCATCATCCATGCGGCATCTTCGGCGGTGATGACGACCTCGCGGTCGAGATAGGCCGTCCACATGTCGGCGATCCGTTGCAGGTTCTGCTCCACGGGGCCGTAGCTATCCTGCCGCTCGCCGCCCGTTAACTCTGCGGCACGGGCGAGAATACGCAGGCGGGCGGGTATGTCGTCGGTCATGGCTTCGTCTCCTCAGACCCTACTGACAGGACCGGATGCACGATGCAGAGTGTGACGCGAATCTGATCGTATGGCGGCTTGGATCGACGCAGTTTGTCGACGTGCTGCCTCGCCTTATACTCTGCCTGCGGGCCGCCGAGGGCCTTGCAGTCGAACTCCGTCTCAATCACCGAGAAGTCTGCCGATCGACGTGCGTAGACGCTGTAAAAGCGCAGGACACCATCGTCTGCGGGCCTAATGCGGGCAACATCACTCACAGCTTCCCCTCCCTCATCTTCCTGAACACCGCCTTGAAAGCCTCGATCACGGCCGCTTCAATCCGGCGGGCCTCGGCGGCGGGATCAGCACCGGCTGAAATCTGGTCACCGTATCGCAGACCATGATCGCGGTCGGGTCGAGGTGGGTGATATATATATCCTGCATCTCTTTGCATTGATCCATGTCCTTGTAGACGCCGACGTAGCCTGTGTCGGCTGTGATGCTTGTGCTTGCGACGACGGCCAACACGACCAGCTTCATGCGAGCCTCCATCCGATATTCGTCTTCCCCATGCGGTCGGGGATGTAGACGGTGCGCGCCAAGCCCGACGCTTTGAACCGCCGGAGCGCATTCCCGATGGCGTCATGCTTGCTGGGGTCAACGGCCTGCACGATCTCCCTCAACACCAGCGGGCGGGTTGTCTTCCGCAGCACCTCGAAGATGGCGTCCTCAAGCCGCTGGCGGCGCTCGTGGGCCTGCTCAGACTGCCACGCTGACAGCCCGTCGGTCTTCGGGAGAAGCGCCCTATGCCCCTCTCTCAGAGCCTGCGCGCGCATGAGTTCGCCGAGTTGGGCTTCGGTCATGGCTGGCGCTCCCAAGGCTGCACGATAGGCTCTGCCGTGATCTTGATGATGTCGCCGTTGTAATTGTGATCGACGACCCAGACAGCCCTGCGGGGATCGCCGAGCAAGGGCTTTCTGATGCTCTTCGCAGTCTGGTCGGCGACCTTGCGAGATGCACACATCTTACTCGTCGTGCCGTCGGCGTAAAAGTTGATGTAGCCTAACATCACCACCCCCACGAGATGATGACCGCCGCGAGCCACGGCAGCACGGTGATCCCGAGCGCGCCGGCCGCCGCACCCGCGATCAGGCAACGCAGGCGGGGCTTCGTCGGGTCGTCTTGCAGCCGCTCGAAGTGCTGCGCCATTCTGCCAAGATCCTCACGCATGAAACCGCGCTCCATTCCACTCGTTGTCAGCCCGCCAGTTGCGGTAGCCATCATCGTCCCACCATGCCTCGGCCCGCTTGATGATGTCGGCCATCGCCTGCTTGCCGATCTGCTTCTCGATGATGCTCGCGTGATAGATGCAGCCGTCGATGCTGATCGTCTCAAGTTCGATCCAGTGATCGCCGGGCTGCACCCGGAAGCAGGCGGTCGCATCCCGTTCGACATACATGCCGCCGTCGAGGACGACTTTCCATTCGACCCAATAGTCAATCATGCTTGCTCTCCCAGCTTGATCTTCAGCGCCAGAATGTCGCGGTGCATTTGCAGCTTGTCGAGCGCCAACTCGGCCACCTTCTGCTCGAGGCGGGCGATCTCGTTGCGTTGCTTGGCGACCTTGCTTTTGAGGATGTCGATCTCGGTCATCTGTCTCTCCCGTGGTGGATGATGGGGGCCGAAGCCCCCGATTAATCAAAAATGCTTGATTGCGCCGAGCATCGCCTTGCGCTGGGCTTCTGCTTGCGCGCGGCGCTCGCGTAGGGTCAATTCGCGGACCTTAGCTAGAAGCGCCGTCACTTCGCCAGCGACCAGCTTCTCTACCAGTGCGTCCAGTTCTGCGTCGATTGCTGCGATTTGTTCGTTGCAAACTGCGAGGCAGCGTTTTGCGTTGGCGTTGCTTTGTTGGATCGTGATCATCTCTGTCTCTCCTGTCTGTCTGTTTTCGTTGCCGTGGACTCCTTCATACCATCACCAGAGGCGCAGTCAACAGTCATTTATCTGTCCTGCGAAAAAAATTGCACGCAGCCCGTTGCCAGCCGCGCGAGATGCGGCTAGGGTCCACGTCAAAGGAGGGCCAACCATGCTCTACACCATGCAACAGCTTCGCGAACGGCTCGGCGACCGGCGGCTGACCGTCGTCGCCCAGGCGACCGGCATCGCATACGACCGCCTGTGGCGGCTGATGACAGCCAAGCAGGAAGCAACCGAAAGCGATCTCGCCGCCCTGACGGCTTACGTCGAAAGGCCGGCGGCATGATCATTCTCGGGATAGATCCCGGCAAGCAGGGCGCTTTCGCCGCTCTCGACGTGGCCGAATGGAGCGTGACGACCTACGACATGCCCGACACAATCGACGGCCGGCGCGAACTGCTCTCGGCCATCGGCAAGGTATCCGTCGCATGGGTCGAGCGACCCTTCTACCCGCAAAAGATCGGGGTGCGGCACGTCGCCACCATCGCGGAAGGCTTCGGCATCCTGCAAGCCTGCCTCGCTTTCGCCGGCGTGCCGACCCGCTTCGTCGAGCCGTCGGCATGGAAGAAATCCCTGCGCCTGTCGGCCGACAAGGCGGCCAGCCGGCAGCTAGCGTCGATGACGTGGCCCGACGATGCCGAGCAGTGGAAGCTGGTGAAGCACGATGGCCGCGCCGAGGCCGCCCTGATTGCACTCTACGGATGGGGTAAACGATGATCCGACACGATATGACGAACGAGGCCTATCATCTAGATCCTGCCATCAGCAGTTCGGACGTGAAGACGGTCTATCTGAAATCGCTGCGGCACTGGAAATTCGAGGTCCGCAAGGGGTCGACCGCCTTCGACCTCGGCAGCGCGGTCCACGCGATGGTCCTCGAGCCGGAAAAGGAACTCGTCCGTCGGGGGCCTGACGACCGCCGTGGCGACAAGTGGCGCGATGCCAAGCTGGCCGCCGATCTCGACGGCATGATCTTGCTGCCAAGCAGCGAATACAATCTCGCCGAGACCATCGCGGCGGCGGCCATCGCGCAGATGCCAGAATGGATGGACCGCCCGCGCATCACGGAGGCCAGCTTCTTCGCGCTCGACAGCATCACCGGCATGAACATCAAGTGCCGGCCAGACATCTACATCGAAAGCGAAGGCCTCGTCGTCGATCTGAAGACATGCACGTCGGCCAGCCCGCGCCTTTTCTCCCGCGATGTCCACAACTACGGCTACGCGCTGCAAGCGGCCTTCTACCTTCGCGTCCTGCAAGAGGCCGGCTTCGACGCCCGTCGCTTCGTTTTCCTCGCGGTCGAAAAGGAGGCGCCATTTGCCGCTTGCGTTCACGAGATCGATCCCGACTACATGCTCGTCTGTGACGCGATCATCACGCAGACCCTGCTTAACATCCAACAGGCCGACCGCAGCGGCAACTACGACACCGGCTGGCCCGAGGTGAACATCATCGGACGGCCATCGTGGGTGACCGCCGACGAAGAAGACTTTTGAAACCCGCCACAAAGGAGAGACCGATGGCGAACAGCGATGACTTCCTGAAATTGGTGATAAAGAACGTGAAGTTTGTGTATCCCAAACTCGACAAGACCTACCGTTTCAACACCGCGAAGAAGCAGTCGGAAGCCTGCCCGCCCACCGCACAGGGCGCGGCATGGTCAATCGGCTTCGAGATGCCTGTGGCAGAGGCGACCGCGATCCGCGCGCAGGTCAAGGCGCACTACGAAGCCTGCCAGCCCCGCAACCCTAAGCTGCCGGCTTTCAGCAAGATCTTCGGCGCCAAGAAGACCGAGGACGGCAAGGGCGTCATCATGGTCGCCAAGCGCAGCGGCACCCGCTCCGACGGCACCGCCAACAGCCCGCCGAAGGTCGTGGACGGCCAGAAGAACGACCTCGACAATCTCGCCATCTGGTCAGGATCGACCGGCAGCGTGATCGTCAACGCCTTCCCCGCCGTCGATCCAGAGGGCGTCGGCGGCATTAGCATGATCCTCAACGCCGTCCAGGTCGTCGAAGCAATCTACGGCGGCGACACCCTCGACGACTTCGACACCGTGGCGCCGGCAGCGAATAGCCGGTCGGATCTCGACGACTTCGGGCCGTCGCCTGTTGCCAGCGCGCCACCTCCTGCGGCAGTGTCGAAGCCTCTGAACGAGGTGCTGGGAGATGACATCCCGTTCTGAGCATAAAAAAGACCCCGGCGGCGGGGAGGGCGCTGCCGGGGTCAGGAGGATGCACAAGCAAATGCAGATGGGAGAGACCTGCGATGCACAAGATAAAGCAGGCCAAAGGGGCTGGCAACACTAGATATTGGGGCAACGCATGACGCCCCGCTTTTTGCTGGCTCATGGAGCGCGCGACACGCTGATCCACAATCCCGGCGCCGAATACGACGGGATCGATTTCGCCGGCATCATCGCCCGCGTGAAGGAGCCGACCGCCGTCGAGAAGGCGGCGGCCGACTTCATCATTCCCTCGACCTACCGGCAACACGATGGCCGCTCCCATGACGCCCAGCGCCAACGGGGCAGCTACCGAATGCTCGCCCTCGACATCGACACCGGCCATCCGAAGAAAGAAGATGTCGTCGAGGCCATCGAGGCGGTCTGCGGCCGTGTCGCCATGCTCGTCTACTCGTCATCTAGCGCCACCAAAGAGCAGCCGAAATGGCGCGCGCTGATCCCGCTAAAAGGCACGCTGACCGGAGCCGCCTACGAGGACGCGCAGGCCGCCCTGTTCGATCTGCTCGCCGCCCGTGGCATCCAATGCGACCCGGCTCTCGCCCGCTGCGGGCAGCCCGTCTTCCTCCCCAACATCCCGCCTGACCGCCGCAAGCCAGACGGCAGGCCGATGTTCTACGACACCTACATACAACGCGACCGGGCCTTCGAGATCGAAGGCAGCCGGATCGAGGTCGAGATCCATGCCCGCCAACAGCGTGAGCAGGAGGCAGCCGCGCAGGCCGCCGCCGAGCGAGCAGCCCGTGAGCAGGAGCGCGCCGCGCGTCGGCTGGAGAGGCCGCAGGAGGTCGATCCCGTCGAGGAGTTCAACGGCCGCCACACCATCGCAGACCTGCTCGCCAAATACGGCTACGACCGGCGCGGCTCCTCTTCACACTACCGCTCGCCGATGCAATCGTCGGGCTCATACGCCACGCGAGATTACCTCACCCATTGGGTCAGCCTCTCGTCGTCCGACGCAGGTAACGGCCTCGGGCGTGCGAAAGCCCTCGGGCCGCACTCCTACACTTGGGGCGATGCTTTCGACCTCTTCGCCTACTTCGAACACGGCGGCGACATGAAGGCGGCGGTCCGCGCCTACGGTGCCGAGATCCGCGCGCAGACCCTTCTGCCAGCACCTGAGCCGCGCGCCGACAGCCTCGATGATTTCGACTATGTGCCGACCGCCGCCGCCGAGGATGCCGCTCATGCGGCCGCTCCTGAAGCCGACGACGGCTTCGACGACATCCCGGCCGCCGACCCGCCGCCTGACGACGCATGGCCGACGCCCTTCACCCGCTTCGACGCTGCCGGCATCCCCAAACGGCGGTGGGTCTATGGCTACGACTATGTCCGCTCTTACGTCAGCGTGCTGGCATCGGCTGGCGGCATCGGCAAATCGTCTCTCGTCACCGTCGAAGCCCTCGCCATCGCCACGGGCCGCGAACTGCTCGCGACGAAGGTCAAAGAGCGGGCCAACGTCTGGCTCGTGAACCTCGAAGATCCCGTGGACGAGATGCACATGCGAACGCTCGCGGCCATGAAGCACTACGGCCTGAAGCCCGCCGACGTGGCCGGCCGCCTGTTCATCGATGGCGAGGACACTTTCCAGCTTACGCTGGCCGCCGAAAGCCGCGACGGGCTGCTGAAGAATGACGCCATGCTCGAGGCGATGATCGCCCGCGTCAAGAAGCACGAGATCGGCGTCGTCATCTTCGACCCTTTCGTCAGCACGCACCTCGTGAACGAGAACTCGAACGGGTCGATACAGGCCGTCGTCGCCATGCTGCGGAAGCTGGCACGCGATGGCGACTGCTCGGTGATGCTTGTCCACCATGTCCGCAAAGGCAACGGCGATGACGCATCCATCGACAGCGTGCGAGGAGCCGGCGCGCTCATCGGCGCAGCCCGTGCCGCCCGTGTCGTCAATCGCGTGTCCGAAGAAGACGCCTTGAAACTCGGTGTCGACCCCGGCGAGGCCCGTGGCATCTTTCGCGTCGATGACGGCAAGGCCAACCTCGCGCCGCCGTCGCACGCC